TTGGTTCTGTAAATAGAAGAATTAAAAACACATCACCATCATCAAAAGCACATTGGAAAGATCAATGGCGTTGGCATGCAAGCCATAGACAAGCATGTAAAATAGCTAAATGTATTGCACCTTTTGCTATAACTAAACAAGATAAACTATTGGAGATTGTAAATCATTATGTCAACAAAATTTAATTTGACCCATCTTGAACAAGGTGGATTCTTTATAAAACCACAATTCTTTGATGAGAAAGACTTTAGAATGATTCTAAAGAAGGTACCCAAGCTGAAATACAAAGAAACCTATCAACCTGCAGATACATACTACGGTAACAAGTATCAGGCCTATCCTTGTTGGGAGAACGAAGATAAAGTGTTTGATAAGTTATTTGCTAAAAAATTGAGAGAATACCTTAGCCGCGAGGCGCAAAATTTATTTATTGTGGTCCGTAAGATATTGTCTAGTGAACTTAAGAAATCTAAGGCTGATACGCCTATATCGTTTACCCATAAAGATGAATCTAGATACGCCGCTGTATATTATCTAGATCAAACGGTAACAGGTGGCACAGCTTTCTTTGAGAATAGCTGGGACAAGTATCCTGATATAACTATAGGTGCTTATCCTAATCGACTAGTAGCTTATAACGGTAGAAGATTCCATGCTGCGATGCATGACTTTACCTTTGATACTAGATACGTAATTGTATTGTTTTTTGACTGATGAAATGGAATAAAAAATTTACCTACCCGAAGTCTGTCCGATCTAGTGTAGATGGTAAGAGAATCTATGAAGTGGGCGACGAGAAGCTGCCTTCTGTAACGACTATCTTGAGTCAAACACAGAGTGACGAGAAGCGAGAGTCTTTGGCTAACTGGATTAAAAAGAAAGGCGAAAATGAGGCAAGTCGTATAAAGAATGAATCTGCTAAAAGAGGCACTGCAATGCATAGTATATTGGAACATCACATCCTTGGAAACAATACCCTAGATCTCACTGACGTGGGCCAGGAAGCCCATCGGATGGCAAAGGTGGTCATAGAGAAGGGTTTCCCTAATTTGGAGGAGATATGGGGCTCAGAGGTAGTTTTATCTTACCCAGGATTGTATGCAGGACAGAGCGATCTTGTAGGTGTATACCAAGGACGAGAAAGTATTATCGACTTTAAACAATCGAATCGACCAAAGAGAGAAGAGTGGATAGAAGATTATTATTATCAAGGTGTTGCCTATGCAACAGCTCACGATTGTATTTATGGTACAAACATAGAACAATGCGTGATCATGATGTGTACACCAGATTTATTTTATCAACAGTTTGTCCTAAATGGGTCAAGATTTAGGCAATACAAATGGCTATGGCTATGGAGGTTAAGTGAATATTATAAAAGAAAAGTGTAGAGAAGCTGACGCTCTCGCTGCTCGTTTCTACAAATCTGCAGCTGGAGACAGGGAGCGAGTGGCGAGGGACTGGCACAATAAGGTCAAAGAAGCTGCTGATCTGGTTAAATTGTACACATATGACGCACAAAAATGTAGAAAAGATTTAGCGTCAAATAAGGGTTTTTTGAGGGTTGATGGTCAAAAGTGTAGAAATGTAGAACAAAATGTAGAAGCTAAAACCATTGGTATTATTGACTAATAGTATCTTTTTCTACATTTCTACATTTTTATTTTCCAATTCACCACAGCGCTTATCTAATTGATAAATTTATATCTATTATGTAGAAAAGGTTATGAGAAGGAAAAAGGCAAAATATAAGTACGCAACCATTGGTAAGAAGAAGTATTACTTCTACAAGATTGTTTGGAACGATCCGTGCGGTGATGCAGGGCATGCAGAAATAAACGAAGTAAAAAATTTAAAACCTGCTGTTATGATTTCACAAGCATACATCTTTGATAAAGATAAGAAACACGTCTGGACATTTTCAAGTTATGACAGTGAAGCTGCTGTATTTTCTGATCGTAATTGTTTTCCTAGATCCATCATTAGTAAGATGGAAAAGATTAAGTTGTGAAGATACTTAATTTTAAAAGTAGAAAGAAGAATAATCCTTTTGCAATAGAGTGGAATTATTACATTGCAAAGACATTTTTGGATATAGATAACAAAGAGTTAACTAAATTTTTACTGTCAAAAGTACCAGAGTTGATGAAGATAAAACCTGGTAGAGATGGTTATACAGGTCTTGGTCCAAACAATACAACAGCAAGACATTCTAAATTTAATATATTAACATGGGAATCTCTTGAGATAGATCAGTTAAAAGAAGGTATATTGAAAGCACATAATGATTTCTTGAAACATCTTAAACTACCCATACCAAGAAGATTGTACATACAGTGTTGGTATAATGTTATGAAAAAAGGTGAGATGATAAAACCACATATACACAGTGTATCTCCTGATGCTTATCTTGGTGGACATTATTGTGTAAAGACTAATGATACAAGCACATACTATATGACATCACCTAATCATTTAAATGAACCAGAGATACATGAATCTAAAAATGAACCAGGTCAACTAACCTTGTTTCAAAACTGTATCCCACATTATACTGATAAGGCAAAGGGTCAAAGAATAACCATAGCTTTTGATTTGTCTTTGGTAAAGACTCATGATACGTTTATTAGATTATGAATCTGTATGAGATTTTGGTCTTGATCGCACTTGTTCTATTAGTTCTTTTTCATCAACACCCTCAAGAATCGGAGAGTAATCATCTATTATTTTCTTCATACGAACCTCTAACTCTTCTGCTGTCAGATCCTCTATTTTACCCGTCCGAATAATTTTTTGTTCTATATATAAACCAGCTGCTTTACCTCTGGCTACCTCTGCGTTTACAGCTGCTGACCATGCACCAGCCTTTAATGCGTCTGATCTTATCTTACCAAGTTCAGCTATATGTTTGCTGTAATCTACTTCATACTTTTTGTTGTATTCATCTCTGATCTCACCAATGTATTGGACAACCAATGGAAACTTTCTTGGGTTTTGTAATTCTGATGCTGTTATAGTTGCTCTGTCTTTGACATAACCAGCTTCGATAGCACACTCTGTTGGTGTCTTTCTACCCTCGTTGGTTACAAGAAGTTGGGCAAACTTAATCTGCATCTCTGTTAGTTTCTTTGGTAGCATATTTGACATATAACGTAATATAGCGTAAGATTCAAGTGTGAGATGACCAAATAGGCACCACAAATTAATGTTTGGATAACACATATACAAAATATCCCGGGGTATCGGATGGGAGACTGGATGATACCCCACAGAAATTATGCAAGGAAAGTTATTAAAACAAGTTGTAGATAAAATGATGAAAGCACCTGTCTCACAGGAGGCAAGAGTGCAAGTAGTTTTACCAAACGGTGAGTTCTATGACGTATCTGGTATACAATTATTAGAAAATAAATTGTTGGGTGTACGTGAAACACACCGACTTGCTATCACAATAGAGAAAGAAAGATGGAAGCTTGGACAAGTAATTAAGAAGGTGTAGGTTACGTTGAAAGATGAACGAAAATTTTGGCTTGAAGTCAAAAAAAATACACCTGAAATTACATGGACAAGACTAGAAAATATAGCACTTCCAGGCGTTCCTGATCTGCTTGGATACAATAAAAACAAACACTTTTTTACAGTTGAGCTTAAAGTAACTAAACGTAATATTTTGAGGTTCTCCCCACACCAAATTGCCTTTCATGTAAGGCATCCTGACAATACATTTATCCTAGTAAAGTCTCTCGCTACTAGAGACTGGAAACTTTATGAGGGAAAAGTTATTCGGGAGCTTGTCGCTTGCGGCTTGAAGCTTGATGCTTGCTGCTCGGGGCCTGCTGCTTGTCGCTTGATGCTTGCTTCGCTTGGTGCTTGACGCTTGCTGCTTGTTGCTCGCGTCTTTTTTTTCTAAGTTCTGCATAATATTTCGGATGATACCAAATCACTAGTGCTGGCCATAGGCTACATTCTTAACAGCTGGATCCCAGCACGCGCGGCAGTCCCTGCATTCGTTGTTCTGTTGTGGAGCTGGGCAAATATTATTCCCTTTATACCATTGACCCTTTTTAGATATCACCGTTGAAGTATTGGTCCAGGAAGCATGAGCCGGCTGGTCCACCATCGGTGAACTAAACCTGATAACTAGGTTAGCAGGTTTCAACGAAAGGAAGGCTTTCACCCATGCTTCCCGGGTAGGGAGCCAATGCTTAACTGTAGGTGTAAGATTACACACAGCAAAGATCTTGATCAGATGGTCCTCGTCCTGCACGTCTCCAGAATCATGCCATCTAAAGTATTTTGATTTTTTAGAATTAATAATTGTTGCCATTGCCCCAGACCAGAGCGGGTGACGTATTGCTTCCAGCCGCTTGTATTGCGCAGCTTGTACAACTTTGAAAACATAGCAGCCCTTCAAAGCGTAGCAGCCATGACAAACAGAGCCTGGAACCTTCGCAAGCTTGGCGCCTGTTTTACATTCCTTAGCTGGTAGACCGTAGGCCCATCCTGGCATTTTGGAAGGTTTACTTAAGCTTCCTGTAATCTTTAATGCGTCTATAACTTTCATAATTTCTTATACTCTCCAATTGTGTCAATTGCTTGACGCTTGTTGCTTGTGGCTTGGCGCTCGGTTATCTCCGGCGGCGCCAGGTCACTAGTTGCTGGCCAAGCCTATTTCTAGTTAAAGGCTTAGACTCAATGGAAGTATAACTTCACTTGTCGTCCTACACTTGACCTGGTCAACCCTGGCGCGGTTCAGCTATCCGAAGACATCTGCTTCTTATCCAGACTTCCTTTATCGCACTTGACCCGTGGTTGAGCTACCAGCTCAAGAACTGTATCGTACACAAATAACTTAACCACTTGACACATATAGGATATTCATATATAAATGTCAATAGGTAAAATAAAACGAAAGGAATAAAAATGCCTAAAATGACAAAATACCAACTCGAACATTTTGAGAAGAAGGTTGATAGAAGATTTGACCCGCTTATCAAAGAGCAAGAGTTGTTAATCAAACAATACCGAACTGAAGCAACAAAGCGTATAGTCGGTAAGTTAGCAAAGAAAATGGGCGCAGATAAAGTGCTTGACGCTTTCAGGAAAGCTGAAGAACATCTTGAGAAGGCGAGACAAGACGCGAGAACCTTCTTTGTTAAAAAAGCAAAAGACGAAAAGAAGTCAATCAACTCATACCAATTTGATAGAGAAGAAAAACTGTCTCTAAAAGATTGTGAAGAACAGATGAGAGACTGGGCTAAAGAACTTGTTGATATTGAAATAAGGAAACGCCCTGAAGGACACAAACTATCACAGCTTGAAGCTGTGAAGCAAAAAGCTATTGATACTGTCTTTGAAAGTGGAACGCCTGACGAATTAATAAAAGCGTTAGACTTATGCACACAAAAGATAGGTCTTACTTGGGTTGTGGATACTTCAAACATAAAACAAATAACCTCAAATTAAATCTTGACTTGTAGGGGATAGTATATTATTATCCCCTATAACGAAAGGCAGAAATGAAACAACTATTAGATGAACTAAAAGAAGTAGAAAGCAAAACAGACTTTGTTGTATCGTGGTACGCGAAGAAATATAACAAGGTTATATTTAGAGTTGGCAACTTAAACAAAGATGGTTGCAGAACTTGGGAAAGCAACGGCAAAAAATATATGTGTTTTTGGGACACAGTATTAGAGAGATATACAACTTGTATTGACCCTATGATAACTTATAAGAGAGCCGTACAATGATAGAATTATTTAACATTATATTTGTAGAGAGCCCTGCCGGGCTCTCTATGATCTTTGCCTGTGGACTGGGTGCAGTTATTTATACCCTATTGACAGAAGGTAAGAAGTAGGATAGTATAGGACTATGAATACATTATTAATAATAGGACTGGTGATATGTGGACTGGGTGCATTACTATGGATAGTAAGTACAGCAATGATAGCACACTATGACCAGAAACTAGAGGCGCTAGACAGAAAAATAAGAAAGGATGACAAATGGCGGAACGGACAGAAAAGAGAACAAATCCCTTTTCAGGACAATCAGAACTTCTGACAAAGCAGGAGGCATTGTTGCACGACTCTGTAAAACAGGCAGAGGAAATAGGAGATTATAAACAGATGCAAAAAGATTTAAATAACTTTAGTAAGTTAAATCCTAAAGCATACATGACCTTATTAGATTAACGAGATACGAGGGACGCCCTGCGGGCGTCCCTCTCTATGTACCAATGCAGGTCACACCGCCTACTGTAGGCCGTCTTCCTGCATAGAGGTACCAACGCACTTGCAAAATCCAAACATTTAAAATAATATAATACATATATAGGTTGTAGGGGTCCCACAGGTCTACCCTTTATGCCAAGTTTTATAGATTGATAACAAGAAAATACTTGCTAGGTTTCAAAATTAATCCTAAAAAATTTTGCAGAAAATTTTTTTGAAATGAAAATAGATTTAGAAAAGATAAAGAAGTTACCCCCTGATGTTAAGAAAGAGTTCATGAGAACTTATCTAAAATACAATGATAAGAAAAACGAACACAAAATTCAAAATGACTTTATGCAGTTTGTCAAACATGTTTGGCCTGATTTTATAGAAGGTAAGCACCACAAGATCGTCGCTGAAAAATTTAATCAACTAGCAGAAGGTAAAGTAAAAAGGCTGATTATAAACATGCCACCAAGACATACGAAGTCCGAGTTCGCTAGCTACTTGCTGCCCGCTTGGATGGTGGGTAGAAACCCGAAGCTCAAAATTATTCAATCAACTAACACCACAGA